TTACACAAGCCAAGGATATGGGGCTTGATGCAAGCTGGTTGTGTATGGATGGCAGGGATACAGAAAAACTGCCTGACAAGGCCGATTTCATACTTTGTTGCCCACCTTATTATGACCTTGAGGTTTACAGCGATGACCCCAACGATATAAGCACCGCTGACACATACACTGAATTTATAAGCTGTTACAACGATATAATTGCCAGTAGCGTAAAGGCGCTGGCCAATAACAGGTTTGCTTGTTTTATTGTAAGCAATATAAGAGACAAGGATGGTTATTATTATGATTTGGTTGGCCATACAACCCATGCTTTTGAAAGCAATGGTATGCGGCTTTATAATGAGATGATATTACGCACATCAATTGGAAGTTTACCTGTGAGGGCTGTAAGGCCATTTAACGCATCGCGCAAGGTAGGTAAAGCGCACCAGAACGTCTTGGTGTTTTATAAGGGCGACCCCAAACAGATTAAAAACCACTTCCCAGCGTTTGATAGTGTTGAAGCAAAGGAAGTGCATGCCTGATAAACAGGGCGATAACAGGCACAAGAACGGCCAGTTCACAAAAGGTGTAAGCGGCAACCCAGAAGGCCGTCCGCCCAAGATAAGGTGCATCCCCGATATATTAAATAAGATTGGCGGGGAACTTATTGCCGAGTTAGAGGGTGTAACAAAGTTAGAAGCAATTATGCGCATGGTATACCGCAAGGCTTTTGAGGGCGAGAACTGGGCGGTGCGCTTTATAGCTGAATACACGGAAGGAAAACCAGTTACACCAATAAGCATGGAAAACAACCAACCCATTGAGATACTAAGAATTACAAATGAAGCATGACCACGGGGCTAAATGTAGATGTAATAAGGGAAAGCATACTGACGGATGCGAGCAGGTACAAAGTTGTGGTTGCAGGCAGGCGGTGGGGAAAGACCACGCTGGCGCTAATATGGTTACTGCTAAGCCAATTTATGCCAGCGGAAAGACGTTGGTATATTGCGCCCACATACCGACAGGGGCGCATGATTGCGTTTCCGTTACTGAAACGGTTATTTCGTGGGCTTGATTCAGCTAAAATAAATGAATCTAATTTGAGTATTATATTGAACAACGGTGCGGAAATAAGTATTAAGGGCGCTGACAACGAGGACAGTTTGCGCGGTACAAGTTTGGCGAAGGTTGTGCTTGACGAATACGCTTATATGCGGCCTAACGTATGGCAGGAAATTGTACTGCCCATGTTAGCTGATACCAAGGGGCAGGCAATGTTTATTGGCACGCCTGACGGCTATACAAACGGCTTTTATGACATATACAGTAAAGGGCTTAATAATGATGAGGACTGGCGTAGCTGGCAATTCAAAACGGTGGAGGGGGGTTTTGTGCCAGCCGACGAGGTTGAAAAGATGCGCGGCAATATGGACGAGCGCGTTTTTAGGCAGGAATTTGAAGCAACGTTTGAAACAGCCTCTAACCGTTGCGCTTATAACTTTAACAGGGACAAGCACGTTACAAAAGATTACGAACCGTCAAAACTGATTTACTTTGGCGTTGATTATAACGTTGACTATAACACGGCTTTATTAATACACGAATACACGGACTCGACCATCCACGTCAGTCATGAGATAAGGCTAAGCAACAGCAATACAGAGGAGCTTTCCAAGCACATGAAAAAGCTGGCCACAGAAGTTGTTGTTTACCCTGACCCCGCTGGGAAAGCAAGAAGCACCCAAAGCGATAAAAGCGACCACCAAATAATGCGCGACCATGGGTTTAAAATACGCGCTCGGCGCTCGCATCCATCACACAGGGCAAGGCTCAATGCTTTAAATCGCAAATTGCTTGATGCCAATGGCAAGGTGGGCGTTACAATTAGCCCTAATTGCAAATGGCTTATCCGCGATTTGGAACAATGCACAAGGGACAAATACGGTGGAATAGGGAAGTCCGATATAACGCTTACACATGCGTTGGACGCGGTTAGCTATGCCATCGAGTATAAGTTCCCTGTCTTAAGACGTGAGGCTGTAAGCGTACAATGGTAATAAAGGATTTAAGTAAGGAAGCGGTTGTTAAAAGTATTAAAGAGCATTTACAGTATGTGGAAACCAAGCGCACGGTGGAACGCTATAAAATGCTCAATTATTACGAGGGGCTGGTAAGCGAATTGGAAGCTGATATTAATAAGTGGTTTAATGCTGATAGCTTAAAACAAGCGCCGCCAGTTGTTACCAACCTTACTGGTAAAATGGTTGACAGTAGGGCAATATCATACAAGCAAGCGCCACAGCGGCAAGTGGATGAGCGTTACGAGGAAATTGCTTGGAACTTAGACAGCCGTATGTTACAGCTTGAGCGCCTTACATACCTGCTGGGTACAATGGGGCTTAAAACATTTTATAACGAGGAAAAACAGCGCATTGAGTACGACCTGCTGGTTGAGTTTTACCCAATGTTTTTACCCAACAGTTCTGAGCCAGTGGCCGTGGCGTATCCCCTGTTTAGCCATGGTAACAGTAAAATGCAGGAGCAGGTTTATGTGTTTTGGTCAGCGGAAGAACATTATAACATTACACAGCGCGGTAAGATTATAAGTGTTAACGATGAGGACGTAAATCCTTACGGCGTTATGCCAATTACGTTTGCACATCGCCACCCACTTACAACCGACTGGTGGCGTGAGGGTGCAAGCGATATTGTAAGCGTTAATACAACGGTAAACATACTATTAACAGAAATGAGCCTTGGCATGCGGCTTGAAATGCTTGGCCAGCCGTGGGTCAGTGGCATAGACGATGCCAGCCGTATGCAACTCGGCGTAGATAAGCCGTTAATTTTACCAGAGGGCGCTTCCTTTCAATTTGCAACAGCAGGCGGCAACCTTACGCAATACTCAGACGCCATACGTTTTATGATTGATAAGGTAGCTTATGAAAACAGCCTTAAGACCAAATGGGCTGTCGGTAGGGATGCCATAAGTGGTGAAGCACTTAAAATGCTGGAAGTGGATCTAACCGAGGCCGTTATGACCGATGTGGAAATGGTATGGCGCGACTTTGAACGCACACGTTACGAGGTGGACAGGGCTGTACTTGATTACCACAACGTAAGCCTTAATGAAGAATACAGCGTGGATTTTAGCGAGCCGCGCTTCCCATTAAGCGCAACTGAGGAAAGGGCGCAATGGGAATGGGAATGGCAACACGGCTTGCGCAGTAAGAAAGATTGGTTTAGGAAAAACAACCCTGACAGCACAGACGTTGATGCACTTGTGGAAAATGTGCAAGCGGAACGTGCGCAAGAAACAACAGCGGAGCAACCAGCCACGGAAGGTAATCTGTTGTTACAGGCCTTACAGCAACCAGTATAAAGCATGCCAGACTTTATTGAACAGGCGGGGAACAAATTAGCCGATGGTTTTTATAATGTGCAGGTTGCATTTGTTAATGAGGTTATGGCGTTAAGGGCGCGGGGTTTAACACGTGAACAAATACTGGCCACGCTTTCACAATTAGATATTAAAGAACACATGCTTACAAACCTTGGCTTGCGCGGTGATATTGAAGAATTTATGCTAACGTATGAAACAATGCTTTTGGGCATGGAGAAGTACGCTGAAATAAGCCCCATTACATTACAGGCATTAAAGAAAGCCGACACCGCCTTTTTTATGAACGCGCTTACTACACAGGTAAGCGAGGTATTAAAGGGCGAACTTCAGCGCGCGGCCATTACAGGCGTTGGCCAATCAGGTATAATTGCAAACCTTGCGGCACGCACCACATTAAGGAAAGACCACATTAGAACACTTGCTAACTCAGCAGTAAGGCAATACAGCCGCAACGTTACCGCGGAAATGTCAAACGCCATGCCAGCGGATGCCAAGTATGTTTACATGGGCGTTGTGGATGAAATAACGCGGCCAATATGCTTACAGATGGTGGCGGCTGGTGCGCGTACTAAAAAACAAATTGAAACACAGTTTAAAGGCGCATTTAATACTGCTGGCGGTTACAATTGCAGGCACAGGTGGACACTGGCCACAGAAACAGCGCACAAGCTAAACCCATCAGGCAAGGCCAAAAGCTGGATTAAGAATTATGAAAAGAAAACGGGGCGCAGGTGGGTTACACCACAAACCCCATTAGAACAGGTTGCGGCACGTGCCTAATTTTTCCACAATTGCAGATGGCGGCGGTAAACCATTTTGGATTAAAGTGGGCGAGGAAATGGCCAACCAAATACGGGTGCAAACAAAAGCAGGCAAAGATGTTAAAGGGCGTGCATTTAAAAAATACAAAAGGGCTTACGCGGCGGCCAAAAAGGCGCGCAAGTTTGCAAGACAATCATCTACCAGCGACCGCCCTGACCTAACCCTAACGGATGACATGTTACAGGACTTACAGGTTGTTAAAGCAACGCAAAACGGTGTAACAATTGGTTTCCCATCAGAAGCTGGTAAAGTACATGGCAACGCAGAACGTGGCAGGCACTTAAGCACGGCAACAACACCAATACCTGCCAGAGCGGCAAAAGAATTAAAGCAAAGGCTTGACGTAAAGATTAAATCAAATCTAACTAAAGTAAGCGGGCGCACCCGCGTTCGCATTGGAAAGTAACTCAACAAAAGAGGTAAAAATGAGTGATGAAAAAGTCATAGCTGACGTAAAACAGCCAACCGCCGAACTTCAAGGCGTTAACAATGAGGCCGTCGCCGAAGACGTAAAACAAGAGTCACAGTCTATACCGTACAACCGCTTTAAGGAGGTTTTGGATTCTAAAAAATCACTTGAATCTGAAATTGCCACACTTAAAGAAGCGGAAGAAGCAAAGCGGAAAAAGGACTTGGAAACACAGGGCGAATACAAGCAACTGTTAACCGAGGCCGAAACCAAGCTGGAGCAGGCCGTACAAAAAGCGGCACAATGGGACGATTACCAAACAGCGCGGCGTGAAACTTTGCTTGCACAGTTATCAGAAAGTGATGCGGCAATTTATGGCGGGATGCCATTAGACAAATTGGAATCCCACATTGATAAAACTAAACAAAGTTCCCCCACGAAAGTTGAAGGTGGGAAGGCAGGCGTTTTAAAAGCGCCTAACAAACCCATCGGTGATATGACAAAAACAGAACGGCGTGAAAGCTGGCCTGCAATTATGGACGGGTTTCGTAAGGGGACAAGGAGTAACTAATTATGGCAGAAGTAACGCTGACGACAGCGGCCAATTTCATACCAGAGCTGTGGAGTTCGGCGATTTTGGACTATGCCGAGAAAGCGTTCAGTCTACGCAACCAAGTAACTGACCTTTCCAGCATGGTTTCAGAAGGTGGCGACACCATTCACGTTCCAAAAGTAACCGAAGAGACAGCGGCTTCCCTTTCAAGCGGTAGTGCTGTTACCTACGGTGCGAACACGGACGGCAAAGTTGACCTCTCAATTGACCAACACGCATACGAAGCGAAGAGAATTGGCGATATTGTAAAGGTGCAAGAATCGGCTGACCTGTTCGGGATGTACGCCAAGAGCATGGGTTATTCCATCGCAAAGTTCGTTGAGAACTATATTGCGGTATCTGTAATCCAAGCGGCTACTGGGAATGATGTAACACTGAGTTCGGATAACACTTTTACCACGGCGCTCATTAGAAGCGGTCTTAACAGCTTCCTTGATGCGGGGCATTCTTACACGGACGGAGAGGCTTTCTTGTATTGCTCCCCCGCCGCGTATATGAGTGCGCTGTCATTGCAGGATTTTTATGACGCTTCACGCAGGGGCGATGCACAGAATCCGAATGTTTCGGGCTCTGTTGGTATGGTCTATGGTGTGCCGACATTTGTTTCCACAGATTGGGACGATGACGGTGGGACTGGCGACGAGACGGCTTCCTTATTCAAACGGGAAGCGGTTTATTTTGCCCAGCAGATTCAACCGCGTGTTCAATCGGCCTACGATATAGACTACGTTTCAACTTCAATAGTTGCCGACGTGGTTTTCGGGGCTTGTCTGAGTCATGCGGCAGGAAGCACAAGTTGTGCAGTGGCAAACTTCAACAATCCGTAAGGATAGCTGAAGATTAACTGAGTTAAGGGGGCGGTT